GTTCCGGCTGCACCCCCGCCGCCACCACCACCTCCGCCGCCCCCTCCGCCTCCTCAAACCTGTAAGGAAGGCGAGGTCTACAGCACGGTTCTTGGCAGGTGCGTCCCGACGACCACAACGCCGCCTACTCCCCCGAAGGTGGACTGCGGTCCTGGCTATGAGCTAGATCCGGCAACGGGCAAGTGCCGTCCGGTCAACATCGGCGGCTGCCCGGAAGGCACGGTACGTAGCACGGTCACTGGCAAGTGTGAGCCGATTACCGTCACACCTCCTACTCCACCCAAGACACCGGACACTCCGCCTACCCCACCCAAGACACCGGACACTCCGCCCCCTCCGGGTAAGGTGAAACCTGCCCCGTCGTCCTTGATGCAGGCGTATGAGAATCTGTTCGGTGGTTCGAAAGGCCGCGTGGACCTTGGTGCGCCATCCACTACTCCCACAACGGGAACCTCGCCGATCGTATCGACGACCGGCGTGAACGTCGGCACTCCTGGCACGGCCACTGCGCCGAAGCCGGTTCCGCTGCCTGGCGTTCCGGGAGCCACGTTTACTCCGGGTCAGCCGCAGTTCTTTGGCAATGTCCCTGGGTCCATGCTCCCTGGCACGTTGCCCTCGAACATCAATCCGATGCAGTCGTACAAGGGTCCGATGGTCGGTCAAATGCTGGCCAACAACCCGAACCTCTCACCCACCGTTTTGGGTGGTGCGCAGGGGTTGGGCTACTACACGGATCGTTTGGGCAATCGCATCTTGTCACCGGGCGGCGCATTGATGCGCTTTGCCGAAGGCGGCGAAGCGGACAAGGACGACTCTGCCAAGGCGGAGCTTGAGAAGTTGCTCGCGAGCATGCCGGCGCAGGAAAAGACGGAAGTGCGTGTGTCGCCGAACGCCCGTAGCGTGAAGCGCACCACCACGAAGTCTGCTGCGACCGATCGCGGTAAGGCCATGAGCATGAGCCTTGAGTCGTTAGCCGCTGGCAAAGGATCAGGGTCCACGGACCAAGGGTCAGCCAGTGAGCAGCTTGCTGCGTTGATGGAAGAGGTCAAGGGCAATAAGGAAGACGTGAGCAATCTTGCTCGCAAGAACCTGACGCGCTCGACGCTCGATCGTGCTGGCCCGTTGGCAGTGCGGCGATTCGCGGAAGGCGGAGAGTCAAAGAGCGCTGCACGTCAAAAGTTAGATGAGCTTGTTGAGATGGCCGGCCGTGGCGCGCGGAAAGCAAAGCGCGGTGCGGCGGAGCTCCTTGGCGTGGCGGACATCCCGCAACGAGCGGAGCGTGAATCGGTAGCGGCCTATGGCATCAAGGAATCGGGCGGCGGTAAAGCCGATGCGATGCGGCATTTGATGTATCAGGCGGATCTGACCCGCAAGTTCAATCCGATGACCGCGAGTGCGATTAGCAAACTCTACGAACTTAGTTCGCCTGGGCAGACGGATGCCGAGGAGGCGATGGACAAGTTCAACGACGCGCTAGGCCGTGAGATTGGTCAGCAAGCGAAGGACGAACAAGATGTAGTGCGTCTTGCGCGCGAGTACGTGGACAAGAACAAGGCCCGAATCCTGCCGAAGGAGGAGCGCACTGGATACAAGCGCGGTGGCAGTGTCCGCAAAAAGCGTAAGTAAGACAGTAGCGCCGGCGCTGACAACAAGTTAGGATATCAACATGCCAATTGATAAAGCTATTAACCAAGCCCCTGCCACAGACATCATCGTGGTAGCGGACGAGGAAGCGGCTGCCCCGGACATTGAGATCGTTCTTGAGGACGATGGCAGCGCGGTAGTCGAGATTGGCGAGGCCGAAGCGCAGGAAGTGGACTTCTATGCGAACCTGGCCGAGGTCCTTGAGCCGGAAGCCTTGGCCCGTATTTCGATCGACGTGGCCTCGATGTTCGAGGCCGACAAGGGATCGCGCTCGGATTGGGAGCAGATGTACGCCAAGGGGCTGGATCTGCTGGGCTTGCGCATGGAAGAGCGCACGAAACCCTTCCGTGGTGCCTCGGGTGCGACGCATCCGATGCTGCAAGAGGCGATCATTCAGTTCCAGGCACAGGCTTTCCGTGAGCTGATGCCGGCTGGCGGCCCTGTCCGCACGCAAATTCTGGGCAAAGAGACCGTGGACAAGTTCCAGCAGGCCTCGCGCGTGCAGGATTTCATGAATTACCAGATCACCACGGTGATGGAAGAGTACACACCGGAGTTTGATCAGCTCCTGTACTACACCGGATACGGTGGTTCGACGTTCAAGAAGGTCTATTACGACGCTCAGTTGGGCCGAATGGTGTCCAAACTGTGCTTGGCCGACGACATTTACATCCCGTACAACGGGTCGAGTGTCATTTCGCAGTGTCCGCGCCTTACCCATCGCATTGCGATGGACTCCAACGAGTTCCGCAAGCGTGTTTTGGCTGGCGAATACCTTGATGTGCCGGTGGATTTGGAGCCGACGCCTGTTGATCCGAGCCAAATTCAGGCTGCGATCGACAAAGTGGTCGGTGTTCAGCCGACAGACAGCGCTGGCGAAGTGTTTTTGCTGGAAATGCTGGTCGATTTGGACATTCCGGGTTTTGAAGACCTGGACGAGAGTGGCAATCCGACCAAAATTAAGCTCCCGTACGTCGTTACGCTGGCCGATGACACGCTTCGTGTTGTTGGTGTGCGCCGAAACTGGAAGGAAGACGATCCGCTCAAGCGTCGTCGCAACTATTACGTGCACTACGTGCTCGTGGAAGGTCCCGGCGCGTACGGTTTGGGCTTTGTGCACTTGGTCGGCAGCCTTTCGAAGTCTGCAACGACTGCACTTCGTCAATTAATTGACGCCGGCACGCTCGCAAACCTGCCTGCTGGCTTCAAAGCCCGTGGCGCGCGAATCGCGGACGATTCTGATCCGATCCAGCCGGGCGAATGGCGTGACATTGACGCTGGTGGCGCGGAACTTTCGTCGTCACTCTTGCCGCTGCCATACAAAGAGCCGAGTCAGGTGCTGTTCGCGCTGCTTGGGTTCTTGGTGGATGCCGGTAAGCGCCTCTCCAGCACTGCGGACATGCAGGTTGGTGACGGCAATCAGTACGCGCAGGTCGGAACGACGCTCGCATTGCTTGAGCGTGGCTCGATGGTCATGTCGGCGATTCACAAGCGACTGCACTACGCGCAGTCGATGGAGTTCCGGCTGCTGTTTGAGGGCTTTGGCGAGTATCTGCCGGATGAGTACCCGTACGAAGTGCCGGGGGCGAGCCGTAAGATCAAGCGCGCTGACTTCAACAAGATGGTGTCGGTGCTTCCGGTTGCCGATCCCAACATCTTCAGCACCGCGCAGCGTATTCAGCTCGCACAGATGCAGTTGCAGCTTGCCCAAGGCGCGCCGCAGATGCACAACATGTACGAGGCGTACTACCGCGTATACGCGGCGCTCAACGTGCGTGACATCGATGGCATCCTGTTGCCGCAGCACACGCAGATGCCGCGTGATCCTGCGACCGAGAACGCTTCGGTGTTGAACGGCATGCAGTTGAAGGCCTTTGCCGGCCAGCAGCACGATGCGCACATCGCCACGCATTTGATGATGGGCCTTTCGCCGATCCTTCAAAGTAATCCGATGGCCGCGATGGTGCTCCAGCAGCACATTCTTGAGCACGTGCGCTTGAAGGCCGAGGAAGACGTCGAGGCCGATCTATTCAAGATGTACGGAACAGATCCGGATCGCATGGTGTCGGCCATCCAGAAGGAAGGCATGGTCGCGATCAAGGTCGCGCAGTACATGCAGGAAGTTCGCTCCTTGCAGGACCAGATTGCGGGCACCGCAGGCGGTGGCGAAGACCCGTTGGTCGCGCTCAAAGAGAAGGAGATCGAGCAGCGCGCTGCTGCCGATCAGGCGAAGATTCGACTCAACGAACAGAAGTTGCAACTCGAGCAGCAGAAGCTGCAACAGTCAACGCAGATCGATCGAGAACGCCTGCAATTACAGGCAGCACGGCAAGGAGGTTGATATGCCGCTCAAACGTGGCTCAAGCCAAAAGACGATTAGCTCAAACATTGGTGAGATGGTCAGCTCCTTCAAAAAGAAGGGCAAGATCGGCACCAGCAAGCCTAGCAGCGTGAAGCAGGCCACCAAGCAGGCGGCAGCCATTGCGTATTCGAAGGCCGGCAAGTCGCGCAACATGAGCAGGGGCGGCGTGATGGGCCCTGCCAAGGTCGTGAAGAAGAAGGACGGCAATCGCCCAGTTAAGATTTATTAAGTTGAAGCGCTTCAGGGGGTGCGCAAAACCCCTTGCTTTTCATGGAACCCCACCATGCTTGAATTTGCAGAAGCAGTACTGAAAGAAATCAGAAAGCTCCGTGAGAGCTCTGAGAGCATCGTCCTTAACGGCAGCATTGCCGACATGGAGCGTTATCGCTTCATGATGGGTCGTCTCGAAGGGTTAAAGCTGGTCGAGGATTCCGTGCGGGATTTGCTGAAGAAGCACTCAGATGACCGGTTTTAACCTGACAGGAGACTTATGAGCACGAAAGTCAAAGAGCTGACCGCTTTGGAAAAGAAGTGGCAGGAAGAGGAAGCCAACAGAGTTCCGACTCTGGAGGATGCCTACACCAGCGAAGGCCTGAAGCCGGAGAACTTGGACGAGTCCGTGTTGGACCGCATTCCAACGCCGACCGGTTGGCGTATCGCCATTCTCCCGTACCGTGGTGCGGATAAGACGAAGGGCGGTATTGCGCTTGCCGAGGAAACTCAGCGCAAGCAGCAGGTCAGCACGGTGTGCGGCTACGTCCTGAAGGTAGGTCCGCTCGCTTACAACGACGAGTCGAAGTTCCCCACCGGCCCGTGGTGCGCGGTCGGTGATTGGATCATCTTTGGCCGTTACGCCGGCGCGCGTATTCCTATCGACGGGGGCGAGATTCGCCTGATCAACGACGACGAGGTGCTCGGCAAGGTTGCCGATCCCGAAGACGTCCTTCACATGTGGTAACGGAGAGATCGTATGAACGAACAGCTAGAATTTAACGTTGGCGAGGACGAAGTTCCTGCCACCGTGGAAGTGGCTGAGACAGGCGAGGCGAAGGTCGTTGAAGAAACGTCCGAGCCGGTCAAAGCCGAGTCTGCCGCCCCGGAGAAAGAGCTCGATCAGTACAGCGATAACGTCAAGAAGCGTATCGACAAGCTGACCGCGCGCCTGCGCGAGACGCAGCGCCGTGAGCAGGCAGCCTTGGAGTATGCCAAGCAGGTGCAATCTCGTGCGCAGCAGCTTGAGCAGCAGTATCTCAAGAGTGACGAAGAGCGTTTGACGGAGGCCAAAGGTCGCGTTGAGACGCAGGTCGTGGCGCTCAAGCAGATTATCCGCAAGGCCCGTGAAGAGGGCGACGTGGATACGGAGACTGAGGCCCAGCAGCGCCTGGCGTCTCTGACGTACGAGCAGAACCAGATCGATCGCGCCAATCAGGAGCGCGTAGCGTGGGCCGCGCAGCAGCAAGCGGCTGCCCAGCAGCCGGCTCAACAACCTGTCCAGCAACAGCCGCGTCAGGTCGATCCTCGCGTCGAGGAATGGGCTGAGAGAAACAAGTGGTACGGGCGAGATAACGTCATGACCCACGCCGCTTGGGGAATTCATCGTCAGTTGATCCAAGTTGAGGGATTTGACCCGAGCTCGGACGAGTACTATGATGAACTTGACAAACGTATCAGAGAGTCGTTTCCGCATAAGTTTGCGGAAAATAAAGCTGGTACGCAGAGGGCTACGAGATCCGTGCAGACCGTAGCACCCGCCTCCCGTTCAACCGGGGTAAACAATGCTGCACGCCGCACTGTCAAGTTGACCCCTAGTCAAGTGGCAATTGCTAAAAAGCTGGGCGTTCCCCTTGAGGAATACGCCAAGTACGTGAAGGAGTAAGGAAACATGAGCGACGTTAAAACCCTTAATCGCACTTCCCGAGAAGCTGATGCTCGTGGAAAGTCTGCGCGACGTAAGCCATGGGCTCCGCCTTCTCGCTTGGATGCGCCTCCGGCCCCTGTAGGTTACAAGCACCGCTGGATCCGAGCTTCGGCAGGTGGGGTAGAAGATCGTACGAACATCGCAGGTCGTCTCCGTGAGGGGTACGAACTGGTTCGTGCGGACGAGTACCCTGACTTCCCGGTTCCAACGTCGGACGATGGTCGACATGCTGGCGTGATCAGCGTGGGAGGCCTTCTTCTTGCTCGTATTCCCGAGGAAACGGTCGAAGAGCGCAATACGCATTACCGAGGCAAGGCGAGCGACCAAATGCAGGCTGCTGATAACGAGCTCATGAAAAGCAATGCTCATTCGAGCATGGTCATTGAGCGACCGAATCGCAGATCCCGTGTTTCATTCGGCGGTTCCAAAGGAACCAGTGAATAACTTTTTCAGAGGATTAATCAAATGGCAAACGTAGATAAAGCCTTTGGTTTCCGTCCTCTCGGCAATCTGTCTGCGACTGGAGCCCAGAAGCAGTACGGTTACGAGATTGCGGACAATCAATCAGGTGCGATTTTCCAGGGCGACCTGGTGACGATCGTTAACGGTTATGTCGTTAAGTTCGCTCCGGCTACGCACGCTGCGGCGCTGGGTGTGTTCAACGGCTGCTTCTATATCGATCCGACCACGGGCAAGCCGACTTGGAAGAACTACTATCCGGGCAGCGTCGACATCACCTCCGGCAAGATCGTTGCCGACGTGCTTGACGACCCGAGTCAGTTGTTCATTGTCCAGGCCGACGAGGACATTGTTCAGGCCGATATCGGCAAGAACGCTGACGTCGTTGGAACGGGCGGCAGCACCACCACGGGTGTGTCGACGATGGAATTGGACTCGTCCACCATCGCTGACACGGCGGCACTCAACCTCAAGATCGTTGGTCTCTGGAATGTTCCGGGCAACGAGCTGGGGAACTTTGCCGTGGTCGTTGTGAAAATCAACGAGCACCTGTACGGCAGCACCGGCGTCAAGGCCGTAACCTGATTTATAGGGGCATAAAAAATGGCTATTTCACGTGCACAATTAGTCAAGGAACTCGAGCCGGGCTTGAATGCCCTGTTCGGCCTTGAGTACAAGAACTACGAGAACGAGCACGCCGAGATCTACTCGGTGGAGACCTCGGATCGTGCGTTCGAAGAAGAGGTCATGGAGTCGGGCTTCGGTGAAGCTCCGGTGAAGACGGAAGGCGCTGGCGTTGCATACGACCAGGCGCAGGAAGTCTACACCTCGCGCTACACCCACGAGACCGTCGCTCTGGCGTTTTCGCTCACCGAGGAAGCCGTTGAGGACAACCTCTACGACAAGCTCTCGGCGCGTTACACCAAGGCGCTGGCTCGTTCGATGGCTCAGACGAAGCAGATCAAGGCTGCCAGCGTGCTCAACGGCGCGTTCGACACCTCGATCGGCGGCGACGGAAAGCCGCTGTGTGCGCTCGATCACCCGACCCTCTCGGGTCCGGACCTGAAGAACGAGCTCACCACGGCTGCTGACCTGAGCGAGACCTCGCTTGAGCAGGCTTTGATCGACATCGCTGCGTTCATCGACGAGCGCGGCCTGAAGATCGCTGTTCAAGGCTTGAAGCTCATCATCCCGAAGGAACTCATGTTTACGGCTGACCGTATCCTCAAGTCGACGCTGCGCGTTGGCACTGCGGATAACGACATCAACGCCGTGAAGAACATGGGCATGGTGCCGCAGGGCTACACCGTGAACCACTTCTTGACCGACCCGGACGCTTGGTTCATCAAGACCGACGCTCCGAACGGCATGAAGATGTTCCAGCGTGTTGCCATCAAGACTGGTTTCGAGGGCGACTTCGACACCGGCAACGTGCGGTACAAGGCTCGCGAGCGCTACAGCTTCGGCTTCAGCGACCCGCGTGGCATCTTCGGATCGCCTGGCGCTGCTTAATCGCAGACGAGAAGGGGGCCGCAAGGCCCCCTTTCTCTATGCACGTTATTCGCGTATAGTCAAATTTCCGGGGATAACCCGGTGCGTCTGACAGCCTCCCCGGCTGACGACATGCAGACAGCCGCACCGAACTCGCATGTGAGGACAATTCAATGGCCCTTAGTACCTTCAGTGGTCCGGTTCAATCCCTAAACGGTTTTGTCACTGGCACCGACTCTTCGCCCGTGGTCGTCAACACCGCCGGCAATGTCTCCAGCTCTTACGTTACTTCCACTGCTACGACCGGCGACGTTCGTCTTAGCTACAGCCGTCTTACTGTTGCCGGTACCGGCTCGGGCGAGACTGGCCGTTGGCTGACCCGCGTCACGGCGGCTAATGCTGCCACTGGCGGCACCGTTAACGGTGGCCACATTTCTCTTTCGATCAACGGTTCGGGCACGGTCTCGGGCGCGGGTAACGCGCTGCGCGTGACGATCGGTGGTTCTTCGACGAATCCCGGTGGCACGTTGGCCGCGCTCCAACTCGACAGTGACTTCGCCTCGGGCGGCACTTGGACGAACGCTTCGTACCTCCGCTGCACTAACAGCGGCACTGGCACGATCGCGACCTTTGCTGTGCTTCCGAACGCCATGATCGCTACTCAGTCGGCTGCTGCGGTATCGCACGTTATTCCGATCAAGAACGCGTCTGGCACGTCGTATTATTTGATGGTGTCGAACGCTGCCTAATGGATATCACCAAAGAGTATTTGCTTGGCGAGATCGCCAGGATGGAGAAACAGCGCAATCACGCTCATGAAGTTGCGATTGCCTGCCAAGCCTCGATCGATACCATGAACTCTTTGATCCAGCGGCTGGAGGCCCCAGAGCAGGAGGTTCCGACCTTTGCTGATCTGGGGCTTCCCGATCCCATCCCGATAGAGGAAGCAGGGCTATGAGTTTTGCAAGTGACGTCAAAGCCAAAACCGTCGTCGCCACAGGCGATGCGGTAAATGGCCGTACGCGTGTTCAAGGCGTGTATTTCACCAATTCAGGGACCGCCTCTGGATTCACCCTCAAGACTGGCGGGGCCAGCGGCACCACCATTCTTGACATTAAGACTCCGGCAGCCGCCGGGGCTTATGACCTCATCATTCCCGATGACGGTATTTTGGCTACCAATGGCGTTTACGTGACTATCGCGGATGCGGAAGTCAAAAGCGTCACGGTGCTGAACGTGGGCGGAGCGTCAGCCTAATGCCTGGCTGCATGGGCGTTGCCATGCGTGGCGGCGGTGCCGTCCGCAAAGGCATGGGCATCAAAACTTCGGTCAAGAGCGGTAACTTCCGCCCGACGAAGCAAGGTGCCGGCATGACCAAAAAAGGTGTTGCCGCCTATCGCAAAGCGAACCCCGGAAGCAAGCTTCAGACGGCCGTGACGGAATCCAATCCGGGCCCTGCTCGGGCAAAGCGACGTAAGTCGTTTTGTGCACGTTCCGCCGGCCAGATGAAGATGTACCCAGAAGCGGCTAAGGATCCAAACAGTCGGATCCGGCAGGCCCGTCGGCGATGGAAGTGTTAGTCGATGGAAATCATGATCTGGAACATCATCCTGTCCGCGATAGTGACCGGGATGGGATTCATGCTAAAGGGTAAGTTTGATGAACTGGCTCGGCTGAATATTTTGCTCAACCGAACCCGTGAGGAGATTGCGAGAGACCACATCACTCGCAGAGAAGTGGACGATAGAATCGAGAAGTTTGTCGCGCACGTTGACCAACGGTTCAATCGTCTTGAAGCTAAACTTGACGAAATTCGTACTACGAGGGATTAACAATGCCTGGCAAACTCAAGATGGTCATGAAGGGCGGTAAGAAGGTTCCTTCTTTCGCTGCTGATGGCGTCGGTAAGATGAAGAAGGGTGGTATGGCCGATAAGAAAGGCCGTGCCATGAAGAGCAACAGCAAGGACGCGCGCGGTCGCGCGATGCGAGGTAAGTAACATGGCCGGACGTGGCATGGGCGCAGCCGTTCGCGGTGGTGGCGCTGTTGGAAAAGGTCCCAAGAATCACATGGTGTCGGAGCCGAGCATGAAGACCGGTAAGGTCGTCATGGCCTCTAAGGGCGGTGCTATCAACCAGCACAAAGAGATGGCCATGGGCATGATGGGCGGTGGCATGGCTCGCGGCTACAAGAAGGGCGGCATGGCCAAGAAGAAGGTCAAGAAGATGCGCTACGGCGGGTCTTGCGGCTAATCAATGGCTACTTCTGGCACAACAGACTTCAACCTGTCGATTGACGACTTGGTTGAAGAAGCATTTGAGCGTTGCGGCATGCGGCCGACGAGCGGTTATCAGCTCAACTCCGCACGTCGCTCGCTCAATTTGCTGTTTCTGGACTGGGCCAATCGCGGCTTGAATCTTTGGACCATTGAGCAGGCTACTTATACCCTGACTCAGGGTGTCAATGAGATTACGCTTCCGTCGGATACCGTTAACGTCTTGGAGGCGATCATTCGCCAAAACAGCCAAGGCATTAACAGCGACGTGTACATCGAGCGTATCAGCCGCGAAGACTATTTGAACGTACCGGATAAGACTTCGGAAGCGCGTCCAGCACAGTTTTATGTGCAACGCGCCAATCCGACCAAAGTCTTTTTCTATCCGGCGGCGGATCAGACGTACACCTTTGTGTACTACAAGATTCGTCGAATCCAAGATGCCGGCGTGTACACGAACGAGGCGGACATCAACTTCCGCTTCCTGCCGTGCTTGGCTTCTGGGTTGGCGTATCAACTTTCGTTGAAGTTTGCCCCAGATCGCACAGCAGCCCTCAAGGCGATTTACGAAGAAGACTTTAACCGTGCGGCCATGGAGGATCGGGACACTGCGAGTGTGCAGTTCATCCCGGACATGGGGGTCTAAGTGGCCTACGCAACAGGTAAGTTTTCTTACGGGCTGTGTGATTTTTGTGGTCAGCGGTATCCTTACAATGTGCTGCGTAAGCAGTGGCAGGGATACATGGTCTGCCCCGATGATTACGAGCCGAAGGAGCCGCAGCTTGAGCCGTTGCGTTACCGTGGTGACGCGATCGCTCTGCGCGATCCGAGGCCTGATCGTATTGAACCGGTTTCTGTGTACGTTGGCGCGCCCGGTTTTACGGCTTTTCAGAGTTACGGATCTGCTCGTAACACGAACGATATGCGGCCCTATGTTGAGGGCCAGGCTTTGATCGCTCAAGGCGTAGTGGGGTCAGTTTCGGTGGCTACATCATGACGTACGACGAACTAGTCACGAACATTCGGAACTACACCGAGGTGAACGCTAACGTGTTCACCAATGCGGTGATCAATACGTTTATCACGATGGCGGAGAATCAGATTCTTCGCGAGATCGATTTGGACGTGTTCAAGGTTGAGGCCACGGCCAACATGACCTCGGGCAACAAATTTCTGTCCGCTCCGAGCGATATCCTGACCCATCGGTACATGATGATCACCTCGGGATCTAACCAGATTTTCTTGGATTTCCGAGACACCTCCTTCATGAAGGAGTATTGGCCGAACGGTTCGACGACCGGCGTGCCCAAGTACTATTCGGTGTGGGACCAAAACACGTTCTACGTAGCCCCGACGCCTGGCGCTAACTACGTGGTCGAGCTTGGCTATATCTACCGACCGGCCCAGTTGTCCTCGGCAAACCCGAACACCTGGATCAGCATTAATGCACCGGAAGCCCTGTTGTACGCTTGTTTGATTCAGGCCTATAGCTACACCAAGGGCCCGGACAACATGCTCCAGTACTTCAAGAATTCGTATCGCGAAGCGGTACAGGGCCTCGGCATCGAACAGCAGGGACGCCGCCGCCGCGACGAGTACCGCGATGGTATGATCCGCTTGCCGCTTAAATCGGAGTCGCCCGGCCCATGATCAACGTTTCATCGCCCGTCTTAGTCGGCGGGGTACAAGTCCAAACCACCCAGTTCCGTGGGTGGACGGCGGAAGAGCTTGCCCAGCGAGCGGCTGACAAGATCGTCTACGTAGGCGATCAGTCTCACCCGGCCATTCGAGAGCAGGCGATAGCGTTCAAAGAGAGCGTGAGACAGGTGGTTGCCTTCTATTTGAAGGAAGCCATTGAACAAGACCGAATCACCGTGGCCAACAAGCTGCGTGAGGCCGGGCATCCAGAGCTGGTCCATTTGTTAGGAGAATAGAGATGGCATTTTCAGGCAACTTTATGTGCACCAGCTTCAAAGTGGAGCTGATGCAGGCTGTTCACAACTTCACGGCGAGCACGGGCAACACCTTCAAGCTTGCGCTGTACGACAACAGTGCGTCGTTTACGGCGGCCACGACGGCCTACACCGCGACGAACGAAGTTGCGAACTCGGGCACGTACTCCGCAGGTGGCGGTACGTTGACGAACGTCACGCCGACCTCGAGCGGCACGACAGCGTTTACGGACTTCGCGGATCTGTCGTTCACGAGTGCGACGATTACGGCTTTCGGTGCGTTGATCTACAACGACACGCCTGTGAGTAACCCGACGGTGTGTGTCCTGGACTTCGGTGGTGCGAAAACTTCGACCAACGGTACGTTCACGATCATCTTCCCGACGGCAGACGCAACGAACGCTATCATCCGTATCGCCTGATCGGAG